AATTGCTTTTAAGGCTTTCTGAATGTCAGCGTCGGGTTGCATAACTTTGACTGCCATCATTTCTGCCTTTCTTTAAGAGTGTGTGAGAGTGTGCTGATAAGTGTCTGAGGCATGTCCCGCAAATCACTCCACGGAATGCCTGCAAGTATCAGTCCGGCGATGGCTCCGTGGTAGCCGTCACGCCAAAAGGGATGGACCTGATTTCGTAGGAGACGCCTTTAATTTCGGACTGGAACTTTTCAATGTTTGACACATGACCCAGCTGCTTCATCGCTAAATAACCGAGCGTGACCAGGTACTCCATTGAGAGATTCTGATCCATGGCTTTGATAATGGAGACGGTGTGTAAGCGCTCAAATTCGAGGATGCTGGGAACAGTGAGAACGACAGTGTGTTCGCTGCCATCCACCAGCACGGTGGAGATGACTAGCTCAAACATCAGGCTACGGCTGCGGTGTAAAGGCCACCCTGGAAGGTGATTGCGCCGACTGTGGCAAGGTCGCCTACAGCGCCCATGACGGGTCGGTATTCAGACATGAGCGCATTGGCCACACTGAAGAGTGGGTTGGTTGCGCCTGTTGCAGCGGAGGTTGGCTTTACTGTCACAGTTGTCGGAACACCAACAAGAGCGGTCAACGTGGCGTGGACCTTGCTTGCTGCGAAGTCCTGGTTGAACGAAATCGTCACTGTGTTGTTCTGAATGCCACCGACGAAGGTGTGTCCGTTGACGGAGGTTGCGCTCATGGCGGTGGACTCAACTGAGTCGACAGCCTGGACAACTTCCACGTTGGTGACGTATGTGGTCAGGTCAATTGCGTTGACCGTGACGGTGATGTCTTTGTTTACATAAATAGCCATGGTTATTCGGCCTCTGCTTCCTTGGTTGTTTTGGTTGATTTGGCTGGCTCAATGTGCCCGCCTGCGATGAGAGCTTCCACGGAACAACCGTTGAGTTCCTCATCAGTAATTGTGTCTCCGACGGTCTTGCCTGAGACGTTGTCTGCAATGACTTTGTAAGTTGCCATTTGTTCCTTATGGGTAAGCCACCCACGGCACGGTGACCGTGTAGGCGGGGAGTTCTTGACCACCTGCGGAGTACACAGTTGGTGTCGCGGATGTTGCCGACGTTGCAGAGATTACTAAATCCATCAGATCGAGTAGCGGGATAAGCGAGTCAAGGTTGCCCGGTGGAGGCATCACGACATTGACGGGGAACGACAGCTCTAACTGGTTAGTCGTGGAGCGGCTGATTTCGGGCGGGTCAATGACGACGACACCTGGGCGAATGTTGCGCGAGTCCGAGACGACCGTGATTCCAGCGTTAGTGAGCGTGGTGACCAGGCGAAGACGCGCGTCGTTGATTGCACCCATCAGGCAACCTGTGCCCTGTTGCATCCCCACAAACGAAGAATCTCAGCCATCGCCACAGCTGGCGTTGCGGTCTGCATGGATTCGTAGGCGCTAAAAGAATCGTAGGACGCAGTTCCGCGGGCCCTATAAAGCCCGCCTGCATACATGATCGTGCCGAGCTTGACGTCTGCACTTGGTGCCGTCGCTAGTGCATCGGTATAACCGCTGGACCTTCTGCGACGGAACGCAAGCGCGTTAGCGGCGTCCGTGCACACCGTAACGAAAGCAGTGTCATTAGCGGTGGCGGGCGAAATGCCCAGCCAATCTAAAACATTTTGATTTGTGATCCAGGTGCAAGCAGTTGCTCCCGTGGTCACGGTTCCTTCAGAAGTGTTGCGTTCTAAATTGTCGCCAGCGGAAGTAACTAAAAACTGGTTCTCTCGCACGACGTTGTAGTCGAACTGAAGGTCACCCTCGTCAGAGACACCTAAAAATTCGTAGGGCTCTGAAGAGATGACGACATAACTTCCATTGGCAGGAACGGTTGCACCGGTGATGGTGACCGTGTCCTGCGTTTGGATGTCGTTGTCGACAAAGGTCTGCAGAACAGCGACGCCATCTAACCGCGTATGGAAAGCGAGGTTATAAGTTGCCATTGTTCTGCAGTCCTACTAGTCGAAGCTTTATGCCTGTGTGATCTTGCGGATCATGCCAGGGATAGCAGCGAAGGTTGACACGAAGCCGTGGAAGCTCATGGTGCGTCCGAGAACAGCTGGGTTCTCAATCGACATCAAGCCACGGATGGATTCGTAGAACTCAAAGGCATCGCCTTGACCCTGACCAACGCGTGTGATGACCATGGTCTTCGCTGCGAAGTTGCTGTCAACGACAAGCTGCAAGCCGAGAGGGGTTCCGTTCCAAGAAGACGCCTGTGCGCTTCCAAGTGCGTTCTGACCTGTAAGTCCTGCACCGATGAATGGGAACACTGGGCGACCAGTTGTGTCGGCAAGCTGACCGAGCTGACCCCATACGTCAGGAGAGACGAACATGTGGGTCGGTGTCCAGTTACGGCCGTTGGAGATGTCCACTGCTGAGTCGTAAACGCTCTTAAGAAGGTCTGCGACTGTGCCGTCCCAAACGCCTGAAGAGGTTGCTGCGGTGAGCAAGTTGTCAGCTGCGAGGTTGTCGGCAGCAATCATGTATTCGCCCATAAGGTCATTCAAGATGAGGCCCATTGCTTCGGGGCTCGTGAACGAAATGTCTTGTTGGGAGAGGGTCACCTGTCCAGCGAGGGTGGTCTTGCTGACCGTGTTTGCAGCAATCACCATTGTGGTCGCTGATGCAGCGGTGAGTTCTGTCTGTGCGGACACTGAGGTGTGGGTCGTAATGGTCGGGCGCACGAAAGTTTTCTGTTGACCGTTGTCAGGGTATGCGCGAGCGCCTACTGCTTCGACAACTGGACGGAGAAAATTGAGGTCCTGTACAAGAGGTCCGAGCACGGGCACTGGCAAGAGACCAGGAGTGTCGGTTGTAAGAACGTCGCCAGCTGCAGCCTGAAGAGCTGTGCGCTGTGAAGCGGTGAACTCAGCAACTGCCTTGTTCATGTTTGCAAAGGTGTCGCCACCGATGTGGTAAGCGGCCATGAATTCGCCTGCTGAAGGGAGAACGAATTCTCGCTTTGGCTGTGCGCTAATGACGTTGGTTGGGACAGCGGCCTCAACCACTGCTGGGGTTTCTTGTGTTGCCACTGCTGGTTCCTCCTCGGAATCTGTTGGTGTGGGTTCTTCTGTTTCTTCGGGTTCGGCTGCTGCTACTTGAGCAACCTTTGCCGTAGCAAAAGCGCCGAATGGAAGGAGTGATAATTCCATCCAGCGCCCTGCCTTCACGATCATGACGTTCTCATCGTCGGTGCCGACTTTGCCGAACGTGTAATCAACTGGCTCGACGCCAACTGACACTGAATCGTAATACTCGCCTGGACCAGCCATAGCGAGGACTTCATCGCGGGCTGTGCCCGGTCCGACTCGTGCGGCGAAGAGCATGCGCTCTCCGTCGTCTGTGCGCTCGAACACCATGCCCAAAGGCTTTTCGGGTGAGTGGTCGAGCATGAACTTAGGTGCAGGTCCGTCGGTGGGAAGGGAGCCAGGGAGGAACTTGACACGCTGTCCACTGGAGACAGTTGCGATGGTGTTCCATTCCACGGCTACACCTTCCACGGTGCGCTTGGGGGTCCCGTCAGGACCTGCGGCATTTACGCTGAACGAGCCAGCGGAGAGTTCAAATTTCATAGTTTCCTTTTCGGTGCTCATTCGGCAATCTGCTCTAACGGATCAGGTGTTTCTTGCATGACGTCGCCGCCGTCGTCCACGAGATAATCGGAAACGTCAAGACGGCAGAAACGGCCACGGGGAAGGACATTGTCCATTGAGAGGGTTTGCGAGATGCACTCGATGTATTGCTTTGCGCTGAGATATAAAGCGCGCTGCGACTCCTGGACATTTTGGTATGTCATGCCAGTGCCAGCGTCAGCGCCGACGAGAACCTGAGGCACATTGCAAAGGTTTGCAAGTTCGGTCATCTGATGCTTACGAGCCTCGACCAACTGCAGCTTCGACGGGTCTGAATTAAATTCGTGCCAAGTGACGGAGGAGTTAAGAGCGCCGATTGCGTTGCGCTGTCGAGCTGCCGCCCATGCTGCAACCAGATCGCTGAGCTCGTCGCCGTCCATCGGCTCAGAGTTAGGAGTCTGCTGAAGATAGCCAGCTGTAATTTCATTCGAAGCAAAACGCATCGCCGCATTATCAAGGCGGTTAGAAATCTCAATAGCGCGGTTACCCATTGTGAGCCACGATTGGAAGATCGGAAGAGCG